GGTGTCTTCGCCTTCGAGGGTGAACACCGAACCCGACGCTGAACTGACGCGGAAAACGCGGTCGTTGACCTGCCACATGCCTTGTACTGCCAGCACGACGAAATCGCCGTTGGACAGGCCGTGCGGCGATGACGTGGTGACGACGCCACCGACGGCTTTTGTCAGGCTGTTGATTGTGAGAGATGCGCCGAGCGCAGACTGCATTGCGACGGCGACTTGTGACCATTTGCGGGCGGATGCCATTGTATTGCTCCTTTCGTGATTGCTACAAAATAGTGCCAGGCACGCTTGATGCAGTGCGATAGGTCACGCGGTAAACTAATTCGATACGGCCGGCTGGCTTTTCCAACATTTCGTCAAAACCAACGTTGATAGCAACGAGTTCGGCCCAGTATTCGGCTGACATTGCTACCTCAACCTCTGCGGCGATTGTGTCCAGCGTGTCGTCGAGGTTGGCGGTAGCCTTGGCCAAACCAATTACGCTCACCGATAGCACGCGCTCGTAAATGTCGCCGATGGTGCCAGGGTTGATCTCTTCGTCGTTCGTGGTGACCAACAGGAGCGGAAGCGTTTCCTGCGGGACCATGCGCGACTGGAATACCCGCGTTCCGCAGGTTGTCAGGCCGGTGACGCGGGCGGCAAGTGCTTCGCGGATTTGCTGGCGGGCATGTGACATCAGACAGTATCCAAAGTCAGCAGTACATCGCCGGCCTCGCTATCGGCCTGCGCACGGGTAACGGTGTAGCTGGTACTGCCGACCAGTACCGGGTCTCCGTTGACAACTCCCGCCGCGTCTTGCGCTGTCAGGCGCAGCATCGGCGACACGCCGGCCACCAAATCAAATGCAAGCGCTGGAGACTGTACAAATACCCCTGTCACAACGCGCAGAGCTTGGCCGGTCGGCGTAATGCTGACCGGCCGCCCAAGGCGGCCGATGATATTCCCGGTGTGAGCGGCAAAGTCGACCATTCGCTACAGTGGATCAGGTAGCAACCGGCAGATACTGGCCAATCTTCATCAGCACGGTTGACGACGGGTTGCTTGCAGCCGACACCGCGACGCCAACAACCTGTTGGGCCGTGGTCGTCTTGTTGACAACCTTGTTCGTCGAATCCCAGAACAGCCGGTCCCCGACGGAGATGGCCAGCGCAGAGGTTTTGCCGATTTCGACAACGCCCTCAACGACGAATTCTCCGGGAGTGCTGATGGCCACGTCTTGCGTGGCGACGCCGAATAGGCCGGCACCGAACAGATAGCCGATGCCGGATGCGACGGCAGCGCCCGGGGTAAGGGTAAGGACTTCACCTTCTTGCTTGTACGTCTTCATTGTTTCTTTCCTTTCGGGTTATCCGGGCGCTTATGGGCGCCCAGAGATCAGTCTTAGTTACCCTTGACCAGGCCACGGAAGTCGATAGCCTTGGCGCCGAAGTCGAGGCGGGCCTTGAATTCAACGCCGTCGATTTCCCAGCCGTCCTTGGTTTCGAGGTAGACGCCTTGGTTGCCCTCGAGGTAGGCATACTCGATGGTGTCGATCTGTGCAGGATCGGCGGCCATATACCATGCCGTGGTGCTGGCAGTGTCGAGACGCGGCTCGGCAAGCACTTGAAGGGCACCGGCAAATGGGTTGATCGAGGACGAGGCGGAAGCGGCGTAAGCCTGGCTGGTGAATTGCTGGGCGATGGTTTCCAGAGCAGCCGGCACCAGCAGATAGCGCGGGGTGACGTTGATTTTGCGGCCGTCAAGGCCAGTCTGAACCCGCATCGCGGCGCGGCAAACACCAAGCTGTGCGACGGAGATGGCGGCGCCGGTTGGCAGATTACCGTGGCTGGCGTGGAATAGGGCGATGCTGTCGGCCAGTGCGGCGTTGGCGGTGATGATGCCCCAAACGGTGTCCGATTCCAGATCCGCAGCGGCGCGGCCGAACATTTCCGGCAAACGGGTGAATGCCGAGAGATCGTCATTGATCAGCGTCTGGCGAGTCAGTGCAACGATCTTGCCGTATGACGCGATGGCGTAGGTTTCGCGAGCTTCCGAGACGGAGCCATACTTGTATTCGCCATGCTCGTTGACCTTCTCAAGAGTCGGAGAATCGCCGAGAGCGGTGCGGGCGATGGTCTTGAAGTCAGGCGCAGTCACCATCCTGGTGAACGGCTTGAACGTCTGCGGGGCCGCTTCATACGCCTGGCGCAACGTCTTGTTGGCGACGTTGGCGAGGATGTACGGAAAATCGCCAGTCGTCAGCATGGCTCGGGTAGCGATCTGATCCCGGCTCATTCCGCGAATATCGACGCCGCGTTGAGTGAGCAGTTCGCGGCCGATTTCGATCAGCGACAGGCCAGAGAAGCGCTTTCCGTTGTCCGACAGCTTGTGTTGTGCGGGGTTGTAGCGATGAAGGAGAGCCTCTTCAACGCCGGCCCGACGGGTTTCAACCTCGTCGACAAGCGTTTCGATGTGGCCCATTGGCGGCTTGATCGTGTCATTGCTGCGCTCGGCAGCCTTGGCGATTGCCAGGCGGCGCGCTTCGTCGGCTGACGTGTCCTTGGCAATCAGCTCATCTGCGAATGATTGATCAAGACGCAGGCCGCGAACAGCCTCGTTGATTTCAGTGACGCGGGCACGTTCAGCGGCGGTTGCTTCCCGACGAATAACGTCGAGGTTGAGTTGGTCCTGCTCTTTATTGTCCATAGTGGACTCCTTTCTTTGGGTGTCGCCGGAGTCCGGCAGTTGTACAACTTCAAAATTCTGGCTTCTGCCGATTCCAATCGTGGCGTCGGCCGGCAGGTCGACAAGGGAAATTTCCATCGGTGTCCATGAAGTTACCCGGTACTCGTCCGGCGCGTCCGAGTGTGATCTGAGCAAGGTGCGCTCGTTGATCTGATAGCCAACCGAGACATTGCGCACGATGCCATCGGCGATGTCCTGCAGAAGCCCGGCGATTTCCGGACGGCGCGAGAGGCGGATTTCTGCGCGCCCAACGCCGTCCTCGATCCACGCCTTGTCGACTACGCCGATTGCCGCCATCGGGGATGTGGCAGCGGCGGCACCTCGATCATGATTTGCCAGCACCGGAGCACCGGAGTTCAGGCGGGATAGATCGACCTCGGACGATTTATGCCCGAGAATCTCCACCCAGGGTTCGTCAAACCAGGAGGATCTTGTGTACGGAGTTTCGGACGAGAACGAAAGCGCCAAGACGGTGTTTCCGTCTGCCCCTTCGCGCACGGTTGGGGCGTCCGATGTGCGATAAAGCATTCCCTCGATACGGGATTTGTCCATGCTGACACCTGGTTGCCAATAATGGCGCCATCATCACCGAGGCGGCAATTGCAAATACACGGAAAATTGCAGTTTTTTACAGCAGCACAGACAACAAAAACGCCTCATCGTCTTCGACTGGCCGGATTTGTGGAGGCTTTGCTGTTGAGAATCCGGTCCCGCTCCGATATTTGAGGGGAGGCATGATGACGGACGTCGACGGCCATAGCCCGATGCGCGCCAGCAGATCGGCACCGTAGCCGATTCCGAGCGTGGCGATGGCACGTGGATCAAGCACGCTGCACCGTTACCGTTCCGGCAGACTCGCTGACAGTCTGACTGACGGCCCCCGCGTTGATAGCCGTATCGCTGGCAGTCATCGGGTTCGCAGGATCAAGCCCGAGCCGCTGCCAGACATCGAGGAGCATGACACCAGCGGCGGGGCCGGAGTCGGTGGAGCCGGTGCGGGTGCTGGTAATCGTGCCAGATCCTGACAGTGTGATCGTCGGGCCGAATGTCAGAGTGGTCGTACCTTGCACCAGTGGATTGGCGATATCCAAGCCAAGGCGACGCCAGATATCTGCCAACATGTCGACCTCGGCTTGCGTAATCGTCGTGTCGGCTTGCACATAAGCACTGAGCGACGCACTTGCGATTGCCACCCGCTGAACAGCAGAATCCAGGCTGGCCGAAACCGAGAAGGCAACGGACACGGCAGCACTGGCCGAGGCGCTGGCGGTGCGTTGCGCTGTGATTGCCGAGTCGATTGAAGCGCTGGCAGTGCGGGCCGCACGGATTGCAGAATCAATGGACGCGGTAGCGGCATTCGCTTGGCGGACAGCAGCCGACAGGCTGGCTGTAATCGATAACGCGCCCGGTGCGGTGATACTCGCGGATAGACTAGCTGTTGCGGTTGCTGAAACTTGTACCGCGCCGGATATACTGGCTGTTGCAGTTTGTCCAGCACGGACTGCTGCCGACAGCGATGCTGTTGCGGCTGCTGCAAGCCGAACGGCTGCCGACAGGCTGGCTGTTGCGCTTTGTCCTGCCCTGACTGCTGCGGACAGGGATGCGGTAGCGCTTCGCGGTGCCTGAATCGCCGCATTGACAGACGCGGTTGCCGTGATTCCCGCTTTGATAACCGCCGAGACAGATGCGGTTGCTGTGTTCCGCTGGGCAATCGCTGCGGATAGCGAGGCCGTCGAGGTGTTCGACACCCGGATCGCGGCGGCAACGCTGGCATTAGCCGAGCGCGGTGCCTGGATCGCGGCGGCAATGTTTGCTGTCGCCGTCTTTGGAGTTGAGCCGGCTGCCGCAACCGGGAAATATCCCGGAAGGGGCTTGAATATCCGCCACGGAACATTGTGCAAATCCTGCAATTCCGCGAGAGTTTTCTTGACATTCCACGCTCTGGCAAAGACGACGGCCCCGTTCAGCGCACTATTGCCGGAGGCCATGCCGATCTGCAATTCATCAGTCGTGTTGTTCGTGCCGATGTTTGCTGCGCCTGTCGAAACCACCGACAGCGATGTGGTCTTGTCGACGCCGTTGATCAGCAGCAGCTTGCTGGATTTGCTCCACCACGAACAGATGATGCGATACCAACCCGCCGTCGGAAATGCACCCGATAGATCGAATCTCGTTCTGTTCGATGCGTTATCATCCGCAGGAATCCAGATCAGGGACCCCGAAGATGCCTTAAGCAGCCACTCCTGCGTGTACCCGTCCCACTGTCCGCAGATGATACCGGTTGGATTCGCACCTGAGAAATACACAAGCACATCCCAAGTCGCTTCGGTGGCTCCGTCCATACCATGGTGCACGCCGAAGGTGCATGACTTGTCAGCCTGCGACCCGGAGAATTTAGCTTGAAATCCTTTTGATCCGCCCCCGTAGGTGACTCCGGTTGCCGGAATGGACGCATAGTTCGTTACAAGATCGCGCTGGCCGAGCGATGCCTCGAAGGCAAACGCCAGACCACGGCCCCATTTGTCATCGAACCCGGAGAAAACGTCTGACTGCTGTTGCTCGAATCCTGGGATTAACAACACCGGCATATTAGGTCGGCATGTAGCTGAAAGGCGTGATCTTGACGGTCAGTGGGTTGCTGGTGTAGCTGGCCTGCTGGCCGCAGTTATTGGCCACGAAAAATCGCGCCTTCTGCACGCCCAAGATGCTGATGACGATTGCTTTGATGGTGGCCACGTCCTGATTGTCGACGATCCACGATCCAACCCACTTGGCGAGATACATGATGTCGGACGCGCCCGGCTCAGGCGTCTCGTCTCCGGTCCCGTCGATGTCGTCCTGCACCATGTACAGGTCAAACGTCCCGCCAGCAGTGGGCGCTGCGGCGAACGTATCCGGCACGCCGAGAACGGCACGGGCGTATGGATAAAGCAGCGTCGAGTTGTCTAGCTGCGTATTTGTCAGCCCGGTCAAGCCGGTGTAGGTGTTCGCCCCGCTCGCCAGCGCGGCGGCGAGTGATATCACCGTCGTCGAACTGCCGAACACCATTTTCAGTTCGTTTGCCATGGCTAGAACCTGTTCAGCGCGTTCGAGATTTCGCCGATGGGAATGTTTCCGGAGAAGTTAAGTTTCCACGCCGCAATCGTGTTTTCCGTAGCGACTGTCCCGCCGAGATACTTTTCGCCATTGGTCGCCGGGCGGGTGCAGGCGGTGAGGACCGCCTTGCTGTCCGTCGCGCCCCATGCGTCAGTGACCGCCTTGCGAAATTTCTGCTTGCCGAAATTGATTGGCGCGAAGTCAAGCATCATCCGCCATGCGTCGCGCTTGCCGGCCGTCAGGCTGTCGAATTTGGTCACGTCCGACGCCTCGAAAAGATCGACGCCGGTCATTGACGGATTCCACGCGCTCTGTGCGGACGCGGCATTGATCCACGCTTCCATGGCCACATCGTTGCGGATGGCCAGCGCGTCGACGCAGGCTTGGTTGGTCTCGGCACGGATGGCCGCGGCGAGGGTTTGGCGTTGCGCGTCTGTCATTTTGGTTTCCTGTCGTCAAAGTAAAATTCGTCAAATTCCAGTCGATACGGCGGCTCTGGGTCTTTCTGCCGCATCCGCTCCATGGCGATCCCGAAGAGTATGGCCACGGCGGCGGCGATGCACACGGCGAGCAAGACAATCCACCACAGTTCATGCATCTGCGTGAAAAAGTTAGCGGATATGCTCATGATGTTTTCCGAAATAGTGATCTGCCAGCGCCTGCTCTTTGGTCTCCCATCGCCGCACCGCGATTAGCCGATAGTGGGTAACGACGAACTCGCCGGAGAACACGATCCCAAGATCTTCCTCTGTCCACAGTCTGTTTTTCGGGGGGCGGTATTCGATGCTGCGGTAATAGCGAAAGCCTGTTCGCTCGGAGTACCCGAAGTGCGGAATCAACCCCCGGAACGCGTGAGAGCGACGAACCCACGAGTATGGATGCCCCCCCGCTGCCAGCCACAACCACATGGCGACAATCCAACAATTCATGCGTGCGCGTATCGGCATTCATTTTTACACCTTGGTGGCTGCTGAGCGGAATCGGTCGATGGCTTCGACCAGCAGTACGCGGCCATGAGCAAGCTCGTACATTGGGCGTTTCATGATCCGGACAGTTACCTCAAGCTCGTCAACGTCCTCCGGTATACGCCTCACATACTCACGCTCATTCTCAAGCAGCGTACTCACCTCTTGCAGGACCGTGTCGAGCAACGTGGTTACGCGAAAGAGATCTACTCGCCCGGTGTCATTCATTGCCGCTAGGGATTGATGTCAGCACAGCTGACGATTACATTGCGCCCGGACTGATAGACGCGCACGCCGTCGAGTTCACAGACAAGCCAGCAGACTTCCTGCGCGCCTTCCGTGCCGACGCCTTTGATGGCGCGGCGCTTGAACATCTTGCCGTTGCCGATCAGCGAGACGGTAATCGTGCCGTCGCTGCCGATCTGGTGGCCGTGTTCGTCCCGGGTGATCTGATGCACCGGCATCAGATTTCGTCCCAGGCCAGCGTCAAGGTTTCGCTCGGCGTGATGCCGCCGGATACGGTGGTGCCGACGGTCAGCATCATGACCAGGTGGTCGGCCTTTTCGCCGGTCGAGGTGTAGGGGCCGGCGCCAAGGGTCAAGGGCGAGCCGCTGGTATAGGTGAAGGCATCCGCATAGCCGCCGGTGCCGGTCGCCTCGGCCGGCGTGGCGTAGCTGGCGACGGCCTTGGCATAGAGGGTGACGCCGGTTCCGAGGCCATTACCGCCATCCATGTAGGCTTTGACGTTGGTGATCTCGGTGTAGGTTCCGCCGGATACGTTCATCCGCAGCCACTTCTCGAAGCTGTAATCGACGCCGGCTCCCGGCTTGACCATCGGGTTCGCGGTATCGACGGTGGCGTTGTCGGCATTTTTGAAGCGGATATTGCCGCTGGTCTTGTCGGTCGCGGTGCCGCCGGCGCCGTTCTTTTCGATGATCTGTACTGTGGCTGCCATGTCGTTTCCTTTAAGCGTCGGTTTCGATTTGTGTGGCGTGGGCGATGTTGCCGGCCTTGTCGCGGGTGATCGTGGTTTCGGTCTTGCGCGCCGGCAGTTCGACCTTGACGTCGGCGGGTTGAACGGTGTTTTCGACAGTGACGTTCGGCGCGGCGACGTTGACGACCGGGGCCGGCTGCGCCGGGGCGTGGTTATCGACGCGGACCGCCGGGGCGGCGACATTGACGACCGGGGCCGGCTGCTCGGGGATGATGTTGTCGACGCGCACTTCGGTCGGCGCGATATTGACGACGGGCGCGGCGACGTTGATCACCGGCGCCGGCTGTTCGCGCACGGCGGCGGCCAGGGCGGTGACGCCGGCCTCAAGGCGGGCGGCGCTCTGTTCCTGGTTGCGCTGCACGAGGTCGGCGACTTCGCGGCGGTGTTCGATTTCGGCCAGCGCCTTGCCCTTGGCAACAGCCATCTCGTCGTCGTCCGGTTCGCTCGGCGCGGCGGGCGCTGGATGCGCGGCGATGACGTCGACGCTGATGCCGAGCGTTTCCAGTTGCGCGCGCTCGGCGGCGATCTCGGCGAAGATGCGGTCGGGGTCTTCGCCACGGGCGCGGATGGTTTCGGAAATGCTGGTGATGCCGGCGGCGATTTCCTGCCTGGCAGCGTTGACGTCTTTCAGCGGATCGACCCACTGCCGGCGCGGGGGAGTCCACTTGGCCATGGCCGGCGCAGGGGTGCGGATAGCCTTGACGGCGAATGCAGTC